TTGCTCTAAGTGTCTGTTAAGAACCACTTTATATTCGCCAAATGGGGAAATATACAGATCCACCACATTGGTCAGGGTTTTGCCCTGGGCGATTTCGCGGTTACGACCAGCAGATGCTGCAAAGCCCGCGACCAGAGTTGAGTCAGCGGCCTTGATCATGAAAACGCTTGGATCGCTACCATTGTCATAGGCAGTTTGACCTGCTGTCAGCAACTTCGCCTCTGTAAGGGCGTCCGAGGCATTGGAACCTGCGTCTACCGCTGTAGAGATCTGATTGATCAAAGATTGCATTTTACGCGCTGTAGTTGCGTTACCTGCGACAGCTGCTTGGTCTACGCCTACATAGCTGAATTCTAAGTCTTTCTTGATATTCTTGAGCGTGCGACCAAGTTGGTATGCCGTTTCCTTCGCACGGCCATGGGTGCGGACTGCGTCACTAGTTGCCGAGATCTTGAAGGATTCTGACAAGATCTGAGTGTTGTTTGTACGCTCAGTAACATCTGTCAGTGTGACATCGGTAGAGTCGGCTCCCTCGACCTTTGCATTCGAGGCGGCAGCGCGGAGGCTGTCTTCTAAGAATGAGAAAGTGCGAGCTGATACCTTTTCAGACTTCATCATTGAGGTCATCGGAGTGTCAGTTGGAGTGATATCCATGATGATATCTGAAACGTCCTCGGCCTGGCCGATTTGGTTATATGTAGTAAAGGTTGTCATGGTATTAGTACCTTACATTAGCTAGATGGGATTAATCTTCCCAACGGCTCATGAGGGCATCAGCAATGTCATCCATGTCACCAACGCGGCTTGAGTTCTCTCGAACACGCTTTGCTGTCACTTCACGCTTTCGAGTGTTTGTATCAGAACGTGAGGCTGGTGCTTTGTTAGATCTTAGAACTTTACCTTTGGTTGTTTTGACCTTCATCGCTTTAGACTTCTTGGTCTTTGCAGCGACTTTGGTTTGGTCATACAACCGGGCTTTGTTCAAAAGCATTATAACATTTGGATCGACATATTGATCAACCGCTTCTCGAGGTAGACCAGAAGAAACAGCGTATTCACGGATCTCGTTGTACATTTCGTTACCCCAGTCCGGGATCTGCTCTTGAAGTGTTTTTATACACTCCTGGGCAGCCTCTTGCTGTTTGGCTTGGAATTGCTGTTGGTTCTCTTGGTAAAAGGCGCTGGCCTCTTCCTTGAGAAACCGGAGATCCGATTCTGCTTCTGAAGCCTCACGGCGCAGAGCCGCAAAGTCTTCGACCGACATAGACCGGCTGGCAACTAGCATATCTAGTTCCGCATATGGTTTATTTCTGGCCTCTGCTCTTTCTAAGAGCTTTTGATAGCTGATGTCCGCACGATTTAAGGCGTCATCCGCCTCTTTCCGCTTGGAAGCAACTTCTTGAGACTTTCGAGTGAGAGATGCCTCTTGGCCATAAAGGCGTTTAAGATCTTTTAAAGATGCCTGTTTTGTTTCCCCATCAACTGCGATTTCAATAACGCTTTCGTCGGACAGCTCGACCTCTTGGAGGTCTTCGTCATCGTCCTGGGCGTCATCTTCGTCAGTTTCATCAGGGTCCTCATCAGGGTCCTCATCAGTACTTTCGTCTTCTTGGTCATCATCATCTTCATCAATATCATCCGGGGCCTCTTCTGTCTCGTCAGTGGCCTCGTCTGTCGCCTCTAGGTTCTCATCTTCAGATAGGTCTTCACCGTCTGACCAGCGATCTAGAATGGCATCTGCTGCATCTGAAACATCTTCATATACAGTCGAAGGGGTAGCTTGGTTTTGGACGTTACTCATGGTCCTTTAGCTCCTCTTGGCGGTTGTCGCCTTTTGCAAGGATCTCATCTCGGACGGATACTTGCTGTTTCAATGTGTCAACCACGTCCACAAGTGCGCGATAGTGGTTGTACGCTTGCTCTCTCAACTGCCCCTGGTCGGGGCTTGTGTTCACAAACGTCTGGAAGGAGCGTTCGACCAGGCTGTTGATGACCTGGTTGAACGCGGGTTGTGACAAGACGGCAGAAGCCGCCTCGCCAGTTTCGACAAGTTGCTCTTCTTGGTTCATGCTGCTCTCTTAGGTTTTGGGACTTAGCCCGTTGGTGACGCAATCCCTCGGACATCTTCAGCATTCCTGAGGATATCAAGTTCAGCCAAATCAGTGGCCGTCTTGTGTTCCAGCTGTGCCTCTTTGAGGTCGATTGAGTCGGATTGTATTGCGAAGCCTCGTTCAGCCTTGTTACGCTCTAGTTCAAGTTTAAGCTGTGCGATCTGTGCGTCTGTTTGCTGTTTTAGCTCCGCAATCTGGGTTTGTCTCTCTTGTAGCTCTAGCTGCTTCTGCTGCATTTGCATGGCCATCTCTTGTGCCTGGTCAGGCTGTGGAGGTGGTAGCTGCTCCGGTGGTGTCAGGTAATCTGCGACATTCTTGATGCCGTTGTTCTCCATGACATGAGACATTAACTTATATTGGTTCTGAGGCTGATACATTGTCGCCAGGGTTGGATCCTGTGACATCAGCTGGTGGAGTGCCAGGTACTTCTGAGCTTCTTCCACTTGCTCACCATAACCGAGGTGCATTTCTACCAGTACATCACGTTTTGATCCCCACTGGCTTGGTGACACCTCAACATAACTACCGGCCAACTCAACGATTTCCTGGTCAGGCACGTTCTCGATCACCAGGCGATAGATCATCTGGTAGAGCGGCTTGAGAAAACCATTGGCGAAGTTCCGGGCAATTATCTTTTGGCGCTGCTGGGACATAGTTGCCAACTGCTCAACCATTGCTGCACTATTCTGCTTGCTTATGGCATCTTTATTCAGGCCCTGGCTAAGACGGGAGACGCCTGTGGTGTCCTCTTTGTCGTCATCCAGGAGCTGTAGCGTTTGGAACACAAAGGGGTTCAGGGACGCCTGGGGCATAGGTGCAATAGCATCAGGTCGGGAGACATTGACGATACCACCTACGCGGTTGTCGATCAGCTCCTTTGGATTGGTTAGACCACCCTTAGTCACCATATATCGAGGGTTGTTGGTGATCATGGCGTGATCGAGGATAGACCGGGTCAGTACTGTCCGGGCATTCTGGATTGGGATGACCTTGGAACCAAAGTTATTACCAAAAAAGGCGTGTGGGATTGGCAGGGGTACAAAGGCCACGAAAGGCTTGTAATTAACCTTTTCCATTTCCAGAACTACGTTGCCCGCTTTCACAATCCGGTAAAGCTCTGCAACGCCGGTCGCGTCTGGGTCGAGCATTATGTAGTTCTCATAAACAGTCACCTGGCGAACCTGGTCCTGATAGCCTTTTGTGTTGAAGCCCCTGTCGTTCCCTATCTCTTCGTGGCGCGCGAGCACCTCTGGATCGGTCTCCATCTCAACGTCAGAGTGATCTCCGATCTTCTCGATCTTTTTCTCATCATACCCCATCTCTCGGAGTTCTGAGATCGTCTTTGTGGTCCTGTGGGCACAGAATACTACGCTGTCCAAATCGCGTGCCTGTGGCTCAATGATGAACTCTTCTGGGGCAATACTCTCGATGCATACTTTGCTGGCATCGGTCGTAATGCGTAGCTCACCTGAGTATAAACCGAAATCCTCGACTAGCTCCTCGATCTCGACATCGTCGCGTACCAGGATAGCGTCAAGTTCCTCTTCGGTTAGATCGGTCACCTCCTCAATATGACTTTCATCGCCATAGTAGTAGAAGACTTTGGCAATGCCTGCCCGAGCAATCAGACCATCGTGGATAACCGTCTGCATAATCTCAAACAAGTTGTTCTGCCGGTTGGCAACATAGTCACAGTATTCCGTAGCGATCTCAGCGATCTTCTGGTCATCTGCGCTCTGTGGTGCAAACCGAACCGTCTTATAGCCGGTGCTGAAAGTCTCCAGCAGGGCCGCCTTCATGCTCTCCACAGTGTCATAGACATCCATGGATACATACTTTGAATTACCATCATGCGCTGGGCGCGGGAGAGTGGCGTTGTAGTAATCTGTGACGCGCTTGCGTTCACGGCTGATCTGACTGTCGTAATACCCTACGCTGCGTCGGATGTTGTCATCGAGGATTGTGACAATCTTATCATCGTCCAGCTTCTTGTATTCGTTTTTATTCATGATCAAACCATTTCAATATAGTAGTCATCAGATGACTGTATGGGTTCCCACGCGCCTTCGTGGATGTGGTTAGCGAGGGCCAAACTCATGACGCAATCATCAAAACAACCAGCTTCTGCCTCCATTCCGCCCGTTGGGGTGACAATGTAAGTGAGCATCTCTCGGATCGTTGTTTTGTCGTTTAGCTCTAGTTCCCCCTCGCGCGCACACGCGCGTAACTCATCGATGATGAGGGGCTTGGTCTTGGAAGTTGTGGTGAAACCCAGTTTGAGGGTCTCTTTCTCCGTTAACTTGTCCACCTGGATCTCGGTGTAAAAGTTTGGATATGCCATGTCTTTGCCCAACCTAGTACAGGTCAGGATCCCGTGACTGTTGTTCTCCACAATTATAAAAGCAAAGTTGAAGAACTCACCTAGCTTATAAAGAACTGTTGCGAAGTAATCCGGGTGAACCCGTGCTCGATAGGTCGCAACCTGGCGTTTTTTACTGTCTAGAACCTGGGCAACTGAGTAGTCTCCGCCCCGGACGCCCATAGCAACGTCAGCGCCAATAGTGTATTTCTCACCAGGATCTAAAGTGCGGTATAGCGTAAGCTCACCGCGTACATTCTCGAGCCAGTCCTCACCCTCTAGTGCCAGGCGCTTCTTAGGCTCCTCACAGGCCTCTAGACGGTCATGTAAGGCCTCTGGGTTAAACACTGGCCGTCCGGTCGTCAGGAAGGATTCTGATGGCTCTGAGGGGTATTCTTGGCGATATAAATCTATGCCGTTCTGGGCAATTTTACGCCGGCGAAACATGAGCTGCTCATCGTCCAGGTCATACTTCTCACAGAGGTCTTTCTCTTCTGGCGTCCTGGTAAAGTTCGCAGGCACAGGCTCCCGGTATTCTGGGTCTGTAAACCAGGGAATGAACACTGGCACATAGCCATTTGTACCTTCAACGGCACCTTTCCAGAGATCATAGAAGATGCCACTGACACCGTTTGCGGTGCTCTCTACAAAGATAGCGGTGCCCGGCTTGTTTGGTACAGCCTGGGTCATCCCGTTCCAGTTTTCCAGGGCAGTAGATTTTTGCCAGAAAGCAAGCTCAGAGGCGTGAACATGTGTCAGGGTCTCACCACGCCCAATGCTTTCACCACCCGCTGTCGCAACAACAAAAGAGCTGTCCAAGACATCGAAGGTAAGTTCCCGTCGGCTGGAATACTTGGTGTGAGGCTTCAGTAGCTCTGGGCAATTGTCATGATACCGTTTGGTCATGTCAAAGAGTGCCCTGGTGCTATCCGAGTGGTGCGTAATGACCATTGCCTTGCAGGCTTTGCGTTGGGACACATTGAAGTACAAGTATCCACCAACGTGGGTTGAGAGACCCTGCTGACGCGCCTTCAGGATGATGATCCGTACCTTACCCTCTGCCGCCATCTGCTTGTCTACAGCTTCCTGTAGTATCTGCTGTGCCGGGTTTAGTTTAAGTGGTTTGATGTCACCATCTTTGGTGCGGATCTTCAGTGCAGACTGACTGTAGAAATCGAATTCTTCATATAGGCGCTTGCGTACTTTTTTAAGTCTCTTGTCCATGCTCAATTTGCTCTTCTTCAGTGTCTGCTACCAATAGCGACTCCAAGAATTGCTCGGCTTTCCCGATTGTGACCTCGGATTTAGCAGCGGGTTTAGTTTTGGTGAAATCCAAGACCATGCGTGCAGCTGTCAATCGATCCCGGTTTTGACCAGGTTCGCGCATAATCTCCACGGCAGCTTTCAAGGCTTCGACCGCATAGATGTCATCAATTTCGTTTTCTTTTGCCATGATCTTCACGATCCTTTCAGCGTCCTCTTTTGCCTTCTTTCGGATTGGGGCAATTTGCTCGAGTGTGTAGCCATCTGGTGTGCCTTTGGGGCGGCCACCTTTATTCTTTCGGTTTGCCAGCATTTGACGAAACTTTGCCCTTCCCTCTGGCGTTTGGTGTTGAAGCGCCAGCGGGTTTACTTTTGGATCCCTTGCCTTTGCTGGGTTTTTTGGGGGCCTCTGTGCTTTGGGCCTCGGGTTCTTGGGTGCTCCCATCATGTTTCTCCACAATACTGGTTAGAATTGACAGTGTTAGCCGCGAATTGGGGCAGAACATCTTATCAGGCAAGACAGTGCGTATCTCACCAATGATGGCTGACTTTTGCGCAGTACTGAGCAAGGGAGAAAGTAGTACATCTTCGATGGCCCGTAGCGTAGGGACTAAATCTATTGCGTTCTTATGGATCATTTTGCTCTCCATTAATGAAAAAGAGGCCCCCGAAGGGACCTCTGTTTGTTCTTATGCAGTTAGGGCGCCTATGCCGGGCGGTGGTGGTGTCAAAGCACCAGGGGGCATTTGCATCCTTTGCTTCTCTTCCTCTTCTTCCGCCATACCCTGGGCCAACATGGCCATGACCGTAGCTATGACCACAGCAGCTGGGTGACTGAAGAACTTGACCTTTTTGTTACCGGCGTTGTTGAACTGGTCGCGTATGAGGGCAGCCGTTTTGGGCATTACCGACTTGGCCAGCTTAGGATTGATCAAGTAGATTAAAACAGGATCCACAGCCAACTCACGCACACTTTGCATATAGTCTGTGTAGCCGTCAGCTACATCCTGGCGGTTGGCCATGCCTATGTCAGCATCAGATCTGGACATGAAACCATTGTCCACTTCCTTATCGTAATAGGCTTTCCAGTCTTTGAGATTTGTTGACAACTTGCGAACCTCACGCAACGCGCTGCGCTGGGCAGGGTCATTGGTTGTGTGTGCGTCCACGTTCATCTGTAGGTTGTCGATCTCTGCCATGATGTCGGGATCACCCTTACCTTCCAGTAGGGGTCTCAAAGCACTGCCAGCAAAGGATCCCATGGGTGCCTTGTCGGGCTGGCCGGTTACTGGATTGGTAAACTCAGTGTCAGTTACCTGGGAGCCGTTTAGATCCAGGGGGCTCAAGGTCATACCATGGGCGATCTCATGTATTAGGCTCGACAGGGCATCAATACCGCTAACTGATCCTCCGCTATCCAGCATAGCCCCAGGGTTCAGGCCAAAGACCGTACCTTCTGCGCCTTTGCCGTCAGCGTATGCGCCTTTTTGGTAAAACGAGGCGACAGAAGTTTGATCACCAGTTCCATATACTGCAAGACGAGAGGTATACATCTCTTCCTGACTGTCAAACAGACGGACAGTGATGCCCAGTGTGTGTGCTAGGCTCAGAGCCTGGTCTAGAGATTGGATCCCATCCTCTGTTGGGGTTCCACGTTTGCCAACCTGGAAAGCAGCCTTAGACTGCGGAACAAACCTTTTAACCGCTGTCAGGGCTACCCTTGCGAGAGAGTTCCCGCCGGTGGCCCAGTTAGTACCGGCCCTGGGTGCTCGTCCACTAGTATTCCCTGGGGGGTTGAGGAGGTTGGCGATGATGCTGTTGTCTGCTTGGACTTCAGTTCCATCAATCCCTGGATAAATGTCTCCATCAGTTCTGGGGGAACTTGGGATATTATCGACTGTTCCTCCTCCGTCTGGTGTGGGGAGTGCTTGTTCAATTTGCTCATTTGATATTCCTTCTTTCTCTGCAAGCATCGTTGCCGCGTCTAGGTAATCATTGTCAGAGCCTCGGCCTGGAGCTACGCCGCCTTTTCTAAAAAGCTGTTTCTCTGGATACCACATAAGGGCTTGGAAGTCAGCTGTCGATATATCTATTCCTATTTCTTTTAGTTTAGATATTGCCTCTTTCGTTACGGTACGCATGTAAGAACGCTCACCAGCATTCTTCGGTTGCGCTTGTAATTGGGGAACCATATTTTTTACCATAGTTCCGGTGGATTTGAATAGTTGAGGTTTTGGTGGTTTTGACTTCGGGTCGTCCTTTTTGGCTTTTCTATAAAAGGACTGATATCTCTTATCGAGTTTGGATACGAAGCTATCAAGAACTGTGTCGTCTTTTAAATCTGATTTCTTAATGTTCATATCAGATAAAGTCTCTTTTATAAGTCTTTTACCCAGAGCATCAGCTGATTTGATACCCTTACGAATTGTAGACCTATTCTTTTCTATATCCTTTGGATCCTCAAAAGCACGGCCAGTAAGCCTATTCCACATACGCATCCACCAGATATCCATTGTCAGTGGATCGTAGTTTCCTCTGATATTCTGGTAAAAACCTTGGCCGATCTTAGGGCCAACAATGTAAGATCCTTTGACCATTTCCGATGCACCTTCAGACGAAGGAACCTTAATCTCAGTGCCATAATCGGCGTTAAATCGCCCCATGTATGCGTTTAATTCACTCACACTGAAATCTTGGTCTAGGAAATCACCGAGCGGCATATTTTGACCGGAAGATTCGTAAGTATTAAAGAATGCAAATGCATCAACCATAGCCTGGTTACGCTCACCACCCTTGACCCAAGTTTCTGTGGGCATGCGTCCGGTGTCCATATACTCTTTAAATACCATCATGGCATATTCAAAGTTGTCTGCAACAGCCTGGCCATTAGAAGTTACGGCCAGAGCAAAATCGAAGGCTAACTCATTACGAGGAGACTGAGTAACTCGCGGATCCACAAGTGAAACTACAGACTTTGCAGCTTTCAATTTACGGTCATACCAGCCAATCGCATTAGAATCTGACTTCAGTGCACTAGCCGCTTCCGTAGCCATTAACCTTGCAATCTGATCTACATTCTCAGCTGTTTGCTCAAAGGGCTCGGTGCGCCCTGTTGCTTCCTGCCAGCGTTGCTGTAGCTGCTGTGCAAATTCAACAAGTGTTTGCTTTTTATCTGGCTTATATGATCCATCTTTCATTGCAGCCAGGTCTTCCGGACTGGGCATGATTTCTATACTTGTTGAATTTAGATCCTGCTCAGAGACTTGCAGAGGATTATAGGTAGGATTTAAAACAGGACCAGAAAATGGACCTTCAGGGATACTACGGCTGTCGTCAGACATAGGTTTATCTGCCATGGCCTCTTGGGTGGCCTGGGCCTGCTTCAGCATCGATGGTTTGCGCTTCTGCTGGAGGCGAACCCGATCGACATAGGGATTATAGAACTTGTCTACGTTTTCCTGGGCTACACCCTCATCAACCAAGAGCTGTGCCACGTCTTCCATGGCTGCCAGGGGCATGTTTTCGGTTTTTACAGCTTCTAGTGCCACATAAAGGGCCTCGGCCTCATTCTCGAGCATCGTAGGCGTCAGCTCGCCACCTGGTCGGTTCGTAGCCTGGCGGTTCTCAAGATCGAGTGTATCCATGACCTGTTGCTGTAGAGTTGAGGCTGTGTCGCGGTTCGCATCTATGCCAGCCTGGTAGTTCTCAGACGTGGTTGTCTGGTTGCCGTTGACTGTGGACTGTGCCGGTGCTGCTGTATCAACATTGGGAGCTGGGGATGTCTGGGCAGCAGGCGCTGCATCCATCTTAGGCGCATTGCCCATCTGGATAGCCCGAGCTTGGGCCAGGGGTTGGTCTGGGAGGCTAGTACGCTGAACGCTACTACCACCGTCCATGAGACTGGCGTCCAGGTGGTTGTTCACCAGGTTAACCAACTGGGTCAGAGCGCGGATAGGGCGCTGCTCACCGTTAAGACCGGCCTGGGCGTCATCGAGGACCTTGTTGATAGCAACATCATTTGGGTTCTTGCTGTCAGCTGGGTGCTTCAAACGTAATTCAGAGACCACTGTCTGGATCTCTTCTGCGGGGATACCTGTACCGACCGCAACAGTGCCCAATGGGCTACCGTCTGTGGCGTTGCCGGTCATGCCTGCAAGTGTACTGACAATGTTGGCGTCTTCTGCTTCCTGAGCTGCCTTGGCTGCTGCATCGTCGGCTTTGGCTTGCTCGGCTTGCTGCTCTTCAAGTCGGGCAGCATTAATTAAGGATGGTCCCTGGGGTACGGGCTGTCCTGTTAGTTTCTCTAGCTTCTTAACGAAGCGATTTACCTTGGAACGGCGACCTGTGAGTGCGTCTATGGTACGGCCACCGGCGACTATGCCTGCTGACTTCAGGGGGCCGATAATAGAAGCACCATAGAGGCTACCAATTGTGCTGAGACTACGGTTAGGGTCGTAGTTTCCTGAATTATCAGTTATTGGGTTGAGAAAGTCTGTAAATTGACTGACCCCGCCCTTGAGGCCATCTTGGAAAAGATCTGTGAGTACATCGCCCTGGTCAAACAATTGCTGTAACTCGGCGGCCTCTCGGTAAGGCCCCAGCAAACGCACGATAGCTTCAGCGTTCTCTTTTGTAACCTTAGATTTGACTTTGTTTTTACCCTGGCGGATCGCTGTCTGTGCCAGGGCGTAGGTTCCAAGGAGATCCTCGAGTGTAGCCGCATTCTTCGGTGAAAGACGGGCCTGTACTGCCGGGTCCTTGGCTATTGCCGTGATCTGGCCCGAGATCCTCTCATGTGCAGCCTCGAGTGTAGCTTTAGCACCACCACCAGATCTGACATCTTTCAGGTTGTTGCCCTGAGCTACCGAGATTTCGCGGATTAGACGCGCTAGATCAGCAGCTGCGCCACCATAGGCAGGGTCACCTTCGATCTTGGAGCGCCACTTTTGTGTGCCGAGGGCTGCGACATCCAACGGCGCTGTGACACCTTCGGCAAGTCCCTCAATGATCATCTCACCAGGGTTTATTTCACCTGTGTCTGTGTATTCGGCTAGACCTTCTCCACTAGCGCCACCAGCCATCTGGTAACCTGTGTTTTTAACTAGGCTGCCGGGGTTAAGGCCGCTTTTTGAAGCGAGGCCTGCGGTGAACATGTCAATAGCCGCAATAATAGTGCCACGGGTTACACCACGCTGGGCCTGGCGCTCCATAAATTCAGTATCACTTAGGGCTGCCTCCGCACCCTCCTGGGTAGAGAGATCATAGCCAGCTTCCAGGGCCTGGGACAATAGCTGCCCATACCGTTCTTGGTTGTAACTAGATAAACCAAAGAGAGCGGTCCCTAAAGTAGGGTTCCGAGTGGCTAGAGCGGCGCTAATAGTAGGTAGTTGCTCAAGCCCAACCTGAGCAACTCCAGAGGCCGTAGCAAGGGGGTCTGAGGCCGCTATTTTAAGGCCTTCCGAAAAGGTTTCTGCCTGGCCTATATTTGCAATCTGCCCACCACCAGCTTCAGTCATAGGGTAATCACGCTGGACGGCAGTTTCGCGCTGTTGAGCCTCTAAGGCTAATTCTACAGCCTTTGAGCGCAGTTCTTCTGGGTCTTCACGACTAGCTTGCCATGTTAAGATCTTTTCCCACCAGGGTAGATCACCAGACGCTTCTCTCCGTGCTCTGTCTTCTTCATATCCTGCTGTTTTTTGCAACTGTTCTGCGGCAGCTACATTAGGCAAGTTACGAAGACGGGAACTGCCACGAACAACTGCATTTACAGCAGCCTGAGCACCGCCTGGTCCCGTGTTATCATCTGGGGCCGGTGCGGTGGTGGCAGACTGGCCACGCTCTTGTTGAGCCAGGTATGCAATAGCGCCTTCTGCGGTGGCACCACGCACGGTTACTGTTCGCCCGTCAGGCGTTTTTATCTTAAAATCGGGCATATGTGGTGTCCTATTCGGTAACTACTGAGTAACCTGTGGTGTCGGGTGCCTTAGGAGATCGACCACCTACAATGAATTGACCACTGGTGGTTCCGTCTGAGTAGGTGCCCACGGCATTACCCCCAGCTAGGCGGTTGTTCATAACGCGGAGAGCTTCAGCATAGTCTTCGACCCATGCCCTCCAGATAGGCTCACCGTCAGTCCAGTTAGGCTGTGCAGAACTAAAGACATCCATCTCACGTTCAGATATGGCACCTTTAGTTTGAGCAACGTAGGACAGCGTGTCGTCTACTTTAAGTTTTGCGATCTTTAGGCGGACGTTCTCACGTTGGTTGCCCGTGATCTGGTCCCACTTGCGGAACATATAGCCAAAGCCAACCACGCCATCATGGTCGTCAAAGCCCTGGAGAACTTGCATAGCATTGTTGTATTTTGCTGAAGCAACAGCTGCTTCAAAGCCTGCGTCCTTATCAGGCTTGTTGGCCTTGGCATATGCGGCAGCCTGTGCATCCATGCGCCTCTGTAGTTCTACCCGGCGTGCTTCCTCAATGGCAGCGGCTTCATCCTCGGCCTTGCGGTTGTAATCCATGATGTTGCCGTACTCTTGACCAGCGGCAGCCATGCCTGCGTTCAGACCCATGCCTTGTTGGCCTGCCATAGCAGAACCCATGCGTATCATGCCCTCGCCCATCATGTTGATGCGATTAGGCTCGACTGTTGGCGTCCGGGCAGATCCCCTGGCGTTGCCGGTCTGGA